TCAGGAAGGAGAAATGTTCAGAAGAAAATTACAGCTCGTAGCCCTGGCGCTCCTGGCTTTGGGCTTCATAGCAACAGCAGAGATGGAGTTAAGGGAGGACTTCACAGGGACAGGAGAGTTTCAGGCTTGTTCCGATCTCTACGGTGTCAAAGATCGAGTTACCACTAGAGATGCCCAGATCGTCTACGGTCACGTCTTTACCCAGAGTAACAGCTTCTCAGGCTTCAAGGTTCAAGGTGGAGAGAGCAGCTACTCTGTGGGCACAAGAGAGCACCAGCTACAGATACGGGACGCCAGCGTGATCAATGCCACGGCTCACATATCCCGGACTGTTCTTGAGTTCGGTGGCGAGGAGAGATTCACGTTCTTCTCAGCACGGGGTAACGGCACAGTTAGAGAGTCCGCCTTCATGGAAAATACGAACATGAGCAGAATGGCCGAGGTCAGTTCGATCTTCTTCCGTGGACCTTTCAGCCTGAATAGCTCAGTTAAGGTGGAGACTGCATCGGTGAACTCGACGATCTGAGGGCCAATTGAACCCCAGAGAAGCAGCAGAAAAGGCGAAAAATAGGCGGCAGACAAAGGCCGCCAGCTCGCCAACGTATCCTTATCCGCTCCGAACCCGACGAGTGCCTATCAACTGGCCTCTTGTTCTGGCGGAGGGATTGAGAAAGCAGCAGATGGAGGCTGATAACAATGTCAATAGATTTCGGTTGTTGCGGAGGCCAGTCCTCCGGTGAGCAGGCTTGCGAATGCATCCAGCAGGATCTTGCTCATAGGGTCATTCCTACCGGCACCCGCAAACTTGCGGGCCAGGAGAGGGAATACTGTACAACTACAAACAAATGGCTTACCAGGCAGGCGTTCAAAGCATGGTCCAAGAATGAAGGCCGAGAAGTGGACCCCATTGTCTGGTTTACTGAGATGGGGCACGGACAGATTCCTGACGACGTAACTCCATAATAGATGAAGGATTACAGCGAGACAAGAAAAAAGGTTCAGAAGGCTCTTCTACTCATGACCGAGGGCAGGTCTGAGAGGCAGGCAGCAAAAGAGGCTGGCATTTCGAGAACCAGCCTTCATCGGTACATGGCTGCTGGCTGTCTGCCGGATGGCCCAATCTGGCCCGATCAGGTCAGCGAGCAGGTGGAAACCGATAACGGTAATGGTAACAATGAGCCTCCTGGTGGTCCAGATGTGGGCCAGACCATAAAACAGCTAATGGGAGGCTCGACAGACTCGCAAGAGCCCGGTCCACTGCCCGCCCAAAGGGATGAGCTGGGGCGCTTCTTGCCGGGTCACTCCATAAGGCCCAAGTATTTGCAGTCTGCCAGGGAAGCAAAGGAGATGCTGGCGAACTATGCGCCCTTCGTGGCTAGTATCCTGATCAAGGTGTTCGGAAATCTGCCTGTGGATCGGCCTGATCTGATTCTGGCCTATGCTAAGGAGATCTTTGATCGTGGCCTCGGCAAGCCGACACAGACAGTGCAAATGAATGAAGAGCATGTAGGCGCAGAGTACAATTTTTTTCAGGCTGTGATTTGTAACGGCGACGAGCAGACCATCAGGGAAGCCCAGGCCCTTGCCGTGCGTATGGAGAGCTACGCCAGGGACAATGGCGGAGCATCTGTCAGGGGGTCGATGGCGATTATACCACCACCTGGCGGAACTCTCAATTTTGCTAACACTCGCCGTGATGGGCAAGTATCCGAGGCTCATAATCTCGATGCCTCCACAGCACGGGAAGAGTGAGCTTGTATCACATTGGTTCCCCGTCTGGTTGCTTGATCTGTTCCCATGGATTAGGATAATACTCGGTTCTTATCAGGACGATTACGCCGCAACCTGGGGAAAGAAGGTTCGCAACACCATTCTCGAAAACCAGGATCAGCTTCGAGTAAGGATCTCTGACGATTCAGGGGCCGCGAATATGTGGCTCACGACCGAGGGCGGAGGAATGTCAAGTTCCGGCACTTCGGGATCTGTGACCGGCAAGCCTTCTCATGTCCTCATCATCGATGATCCTATCAAAAGCCGTGAGGAGGCCGAATCCATCACATACAGAAATAGGGTCTGGGACTGGTGGACCGGCACGGCCAGGACCAGGCTGAATCCCCTACCCTGGGCTCCCTATTCCGTCGTAATCGTCATGATGACCCGCTGGCATACCGACGATCTCGCAGGCCGTCTCCTGGCGCGTAAGGTGGATGCTGATTTAACTCAGTATGTGCCGCCCTGGGTGCAGTGGAAACTCCCTGCAATCGCCCTGGAGAACGACCCTCTGGGCCGAAAGCCAGGAGAGGCTCTTTGGCCGGAGAAGTATCCGCTTGAGCTTCTGTATGCGATCAAGGGCGAGACCTCCATCTACGACTGGGAGAGCGAGTATCAGCAGAGCCCGATAGTGAAGTCAGGCAACCTTTTCAGACGCGAGTTCTTCCGGCCTATCGAGGTTCTGGCCTGAATTTTTGGAAATTCCATGCCTGAGATACTAGATGAGTCCGAAGCTGAAAGACCGCTCACGGTTTCAAGAAAGAGTTTGCGAATCGGCAGCTTTTGCGATCTGGCCACATCGACCAAGACCAGAGCCGATTTTACGGTGATGGCGACCGTGGGCATGGACAAGGCTCTGAACGTCTACATCCTGAGCATCCTGCGCGGGCGCTGGGAGTGGCCTGACGCCTATGAGCACATCGTGGACGAGATCGGAAAGCAGAAGGTCTCGTTGGTTGGCGTCGAGACCAATGGCTTCCAGCTCTCTTCCTTTCAGGAGCTGATCAGGGATTCCCGGCTGAAGGGCGTGGCCTTCCATGCAGTACCCATGTCAACCGATAAAACCAGCCGTGCGCTTTTGGTTTCGTCCAAAGGCTCAAACGGCAAGCTGTACTATGCAGCCGGTGCTTCTTGGTCTGAGTACATGATCACTGAGTTTGTGAATTTTCCAGGCTTCCGGCATGACGATGTAGTAGATGCAGTTTGTGGAGCCGTTGAATTGGTGAATCGTTACTCTCCGGCCTCGGTCACAAGGCCGGGTGTCGCAAAGAGACAGTCTAAATGGCGGAGGAGTAGGTGAAACACGCACGAAGAATCAAGACATCAGAGAGGCTTCCTGGCCTCTCGGAACTGGGCAGAACTGGCCTGAATAGATTCGGTGGCTGGATTGCTGAGGAATGGCTGCCAGACTTGCAGGGCAGCAAGGGCGCTGAGATTTACAAGCGCATGAGCACGAATGACGCCATCATTTCGGGCGGCCTGTTTGCCATCGAGATGATAGCAAGACAGGTGCCGTGGCATGTGATTCCTGGCGGCAAGAGTCCTGCAGATATCAAGGCTGCGGAATTTCTGGAATCCAATCTCTACGATATGGAAGTCTCCTGGCCTGCTACACTCTCCGAGGCTCTGACAGTGTATACCTTCGGTTGGTGCGTGATGGAGAAGGTTTACAAGATTTGCCGAGGCTGGAATCAGAAGGACAGGCGTTTTAAGTCTCAGTTCAACGATGGCCGGGTGCGCCTGCGAAAGCTGGCCCCGAGAGCCCAAGAAACACTGCAAGATTGGGAGTATCGAGAAGGAAGCGATGACCTTTTAGCAATGATCCAGCTCCCGCCGCCCGATTTCCGGGAGAGACGAATACCGATAGACAAGTGCCTGCACCTCAGGATGTCATCTTCCAAGGCCAATCCTGAAGGCAAGTCTGGCCTACGGGGAACTTACCGCGCTTGGTATATCGTCTCGAATCTCGAAGACATTGAGGCAATTGGGATAGAGCGGATGATTGCGGGATACCCTGTTCTGTACGTTCCCAAAGAGATCGCCGATCCAGATGAGGGCGACGAGGAGGCATTAGCCGCACATGAAGATTTCATGCAGCTCATTACCGGCATACGAAGAGACGAGAACGAGGGCATACTGCTCTCCTCGGAGCGGTACGAAAACGGCGATCCAAAGTATGAGCTGAAGCTGGTTTCTGCAAGCGGTGAGGTTCCAGGCACTAATCAGGTCATCAACCGTTACAAGATCGCCATGGCCGTAAGCATGTTAACTGATTTATTGCTACTTGGTCAGGGAAAGACAGGTTCCTACAATCTGGCCGAGACAAAATCAAGGATCTTCGGCCAGGGGATCAGTGCGATCTTGGACATTCTGGTCGAGGAGATGAACGCCTCTGTCGTGCCGGATCTTATAGCTTTCAACCCGGATCTGTTCGATGACCTGGAAAAGCCACCCTTTTTCACGCATGGCAAGGTTGAGACGCCCAATCTGGAGCAGTTGGCCACCTACTTACAGAAGCTCGGATACAAAGCGGAGTTCCTCAGAGCCGATGTTGAACTCGAAAACCACCTGCGAGCACAGGCAGATTTGCCGCTGCGGCCCATAATGCAAACGCATCATGAGAATGCAGAAGAGGACAGAGAAGAAGATAAAAGCGCAGAAATGCGACATCCGCCTCAAGACGAAGAGGTGCCAGCATGAAGCTGGCCGATATGACGCCTCCAAGGCTCCAGGCCGCCCCGGAGGAAGAAGTGCACCTGGCCTGGCTGCGCCTCTCTCAGTGGTTCGGTACAGCGGCAAAGAAGGGTCGGGCAGTCGAGAATATTGTAAATGCCGCTGCTTTTGTCCTGGAGGAGTTCCAGCGCAGGGGCTGGGAGATAGACTCGAAAAAGCCCTTGGCCCAAGCCGTAGCCTCCCTGCAGAGGCATAAGGGAATGGCCTTTTCCGTGGCCCAGGCACTCGATTCTCTCCCTGCTGAGGTTGTCCTGGTAAAGGACTTCGCCTCTCTGGTGGGCTCGGCAGTCTCCAAGGAGAAGCCCAGGGACATAGACGTTCTAATCCGCGCCAGGAGAGACGATGCTGGTGAGAACTTCCTGGTGCAGAAGGACAATATTCTGCTGCCGCTCAGGAAGGTGCTCGACCCCGATAAGCTTCAAAAGCTGCACTGGATCAACAATCCACAGGGGCCACACTCGGATCATGTACCTCTCTATTCCTTGATCCTGCGGCGCGAGTCACTGGAAAAGCAGATTGTCAAGGCTCTTGAGCCAGGCGAGCATTTCCCGCCAGAAAAGCCGCTCATGGCCGGAGTAACTGAGTTTTTCAGCACTAAGGAGCTGTGGCCATGGTGCAAGAAGAAGATCGAGGAGGGCGCAAAGCTCGCCGGAGAGATCAAGTTTGACGGCTTCAGGTGTATCATCTCCTTGAAGGACGGCGAGGTCTCGATCTGGTTCGAGGATTCGGGGGAGGACAGGGCTTCGCACTTGCCGGATCTCGTTAAGGCCGTGAAAGAGAGCGGCTACAAGAGCCTAATTCTCGATGGCGAGATGCTGGCCGTCGATCATCATGGCCGGATCATTCCACGAACTCAGCTCCTTGAGATGCTCTCTGGAGATCCGGCCTTCGAGCCCTACTATGTGGCTTTTGACTGCCTGAACCTGGACGAGGATATCAGCCAAAGGCCGCTGGGCGAGAGGCAGACTATTCTTGCAGCCCTGGTGGATGACCTGAAATCTCCTCAGATCAAGCTCTCCGAGGCCCGCAAGTTCGAGACTGAGAAGGAGCTGGAAATTGTGGGCCGCTGGGC